AAGCGCGAGAGAATGAATGGGAAGTCGGAAAGGACTTTGTGCCCCACGATGCCAAGGTTAAAGAATGGGGGACTGATCGGACCCGCGTAGAGACGATGATCGAGCTTGGTCTCCGCCCACATGTTGTTCCCCGCAGCTCCGACGCTGACGGGCATCAGGCCATTCGTTCCACGCTGCCGCGATGCATCTTCCACCCCCGCACCGAAGAGCTAGGAATGGCCTCGCTGGAGAGCTATCGGCGGGAGTGGGATGATACTCAGAAGACGTTCAGGGCAAGCGCACTGCACGACTGGTCCTCTCATGGCGCTAAGGCGTTTCAGTATCTCTCGCAGGCTTGGCACATGGACATCACTGAGCCGAAGAAAGAAACCAATTTCCGCCCCGTCCAAGACATGACGCTTGATGAGATTTGGGACGAGTTTGCGCCTGCGCGTGGCTCACGCGGCAGGATATAAAGGCATCTGCGGCTGTTGAAACCGGCAAAATATGCCGAATTGCTACCGCTCAGATATCTGATTTTCAGGAGATGGCCCGGTAACTTCCGGTAAAACATCTCCATATGGAGGCAAGTTCATCGCAATAGCCGAGCACGCCAGCGCGACATAGCGCGGGATACGCGACCAGCCGGTTTCATAGGCGTGGTATCCGTTAGGGGATAGGCCTAGGGCAAGCGCGGCCTCTGTTTTGTTGAGGTTCATGCGCTCGCGCCATTGTTTGAGGGTGGTGGGGGTCATGGGCGCATCTTTTTTGGTTGCATAAATCTGTCTGAATCATATCCGTCTAACCCGCGCCGTTCGGCTTCTTGGAATTGTGCCATTTCAAACTCTATCCGGCATCTAAGTGCGTCGACGTCTTTTTGCGCTTCGATAGCCCGGCGCTCTAACGCTGTCAGATAGGCGTGGCTGTTTTTTAGACATTCTTCGTGCCAAGCCATTGGCATCTTGCTCATCTGTCTCTCTCTGTAAGGAATGGAGGGGCCGAAGCCCCTTGGTGTTAGATTTTGACGCTACCAGTCCACCCATCGTTTCTTGTATAGAAGCCTTTACGCTGAAGGCCCGCGAGAGTTGACGCAAACGTCCGGCCTGGCATTGTCGCAAGCGGAGCGTCAGACGCTTGAGCGCTCAAAAGACAAACAGTCGCCCAGCCATCAATCGGGTTCTTGGCTACGGTGCGAAGGCCTTCGAGAACTTTAACTTGAAGTGGCGTTAATTCAGTGGCCATTTGCTTACTCCGTTGTTGATGCCCTTATGATACGCATATTTGCGATAGAGTCAATAAGAATAATCGCATATTTGCGGAAAAGTTTGCGAGGTCGGAACGATGGCCGGTCACACTCCAAAACCGCAGCGGCCTGAAGACCTCGCAAAACCCATTGAAGGCGGCGATCTTCAGGATGGAATGCTTGTGCATTTCAATGCTGAAGCTCCGAAGGCTGACGCCAATGTCGAGGCGCAAATCAAGCGCGAAACGAATTGGCAATTGCGAGATTTGATCCGGCGCGACCGTGGGGAGCCTCGTTGATATGACCCGCACCCAAATCACCAACGATCCCGACTGGCCGACGCCGCGCTCCTTTGACGAGCGTGTGACTGAAGAGATGGTCGATCGCGCCTATGCCGTCCTCTATCCGGTCGAGAGCTGGCCGGATCGGCTTATCGCCACGGCCCGGGTCCGCGTTCGGACTGCGCTCGAGGCGGCGTGGTCTGCGGCGCAGTGACGGATGGAAACTGCGGCTGGGATCGTTGCGGCCGTCGGGGGCTGGCTCTTTGGGTTTCTGATCGTTCCGAAGGCGGCGGATCGCGTGAGGCGATGGATCAGGAACTGAAAAACATCATGGGCGTCTATGGCGCCGTGATCCTTTGCATCTTTATTCTCTGGCTGATCGGTGCATCTCAATGAATAGCGGCTGGCATGCAAAACTGCACGTCGAAGAATTCGGCGAGCAATACTCGAAAGAGGATGCTGAATATCGCGTCGGCGTCCCGTTCGAGCGTTGCGGGCAGTGCGAGTTTTTCAAGAATCCCCACGCTTGCGAGATCGTCCGCGGCTACATCGTTCAGCAGCAAGTCTGCAAATTCTTCGATAAGAAGTTCGATTCTGGCTGGCCAATGAAGGCGGCTAAAGTCGAAGATGCCGAAGAAGAAGCGGAAGAGGCAGACAAAGACTGATGGCGATCGCCCCGCGCGGCTCAGGCAAACGCATCCGGCAGTTTGCCAATTCAGACGCCGATGTCGCGCCGCCCGTCGAAGCCGCTATTGTCGACGAAGATTGCGCGGCGTGGAAGCTGCAAATCAAGTTAGCAGAGCGACGTTCCGAGAAATGGGAAAATCGCTGCAAGCGGATCATCAAGCGCTATCGCGAAGAGCGCCCGGACGAAGGCGACAAGGCCGGGACGCCGATGAGGATGAATGTCCTCTGGTCGAATGTCCAGACCTTGCAGCCTTCGATTTATGGACGCGAACCGGTTCCGATCGCGGAGCGCCGCTTTCTTGACCGGGATGTTGTCGGGCGCGTCGCGGCTCAAATCCTCGAGCGCGCCATGCGCTATGAACTGGCCGATAGCGGCTTCCATGATACTATGGAGCAATGCGTCCTTGATTATCTCCTTGTCGGTCGCGGCGTTCCGTGGCTTCGGTTCAAACCCGTCATTGGAGCCGCAAGCAGCCTGACGGACCGCGGCGACGATGAGCTGCAGGACCGTGCTGGCGATCCGCTGGATGATCAGGAATTCTTATCCGATCCGGAGAGGCAGGAAAGAGACGATAGCGACGCCGAGACGTTTGAGCCGCCGGCGGAGCGTCTTCTAAGCGCGAATGTCGATGTCGATTACGTCCACTGGCAGGATTTCTTTACATCCAAGGCGCGGTTCTGGAAGGAAGTCGATTGGGTTGCCCGGCGTGTCTACTCGACCAGGCAGGATCTGATTGACGATTTCGGCGAGGAAATCGGACGGGCCGTCCCGCTCGAGATGACGCCTGAGACTGACGAGCTGAATAAGATCGGCCGCAATATCGAGCAGATGCCAGATAGTATGAAAAAGGCTATCGTGTATGAGATTTGGGATAAGCCAACGCGCAAGGTCTACACGATCGCGCAGGGGTTTGACCGGTTTCTCGAGGATCCGCGGGAAGACCCGTTGAACCTTGAGGGCTTTTGGCCGTGCCCGAAGCCGCTCTTCGCGACGATGACAAACGACACAATCGAGCCCGTCCCTGATTATATCGAATACCAGGATCAGGCGCTCGAAATCGACAATCTGACCAACCGGATCAGCCTGCTGATCAAGGCGCTCAAGGTTGCCGGCGTTTACGATGCAAGCCAAAAGCAGTTGGCGCGCCTGCTGGACGAGGGGCACGAAAACAAGCTTATCCCCGTTTCGTCTTGGGCGGCATTCGCGGAAAAGGGCGGTTTAGCAAGCGCCGTTTCGTTCCTGCCGATCAAGGAAATATCGGAAGTTCTGCTCGGCCTCACCGAAGCCAGAGAGCAGATCAAGAAAGACCTCTACGAAATCACCGGCCTTGCGGATATTATGCGAGGGCAGGCCGATCCGCGGGAGACCGCAGAGGCGGTGCAAACAAAGGGCCGTTGGGGAAGCCTCCGCCTTCAAAACCGTCAGCAAGAGGTCGCCCGTCTTTGTCGGGACACGATCCGGATGATGGGCGAGATCATGGCGGAGCATTTCCCAGCGCAGACCTTGATTGAAATTTCCGGAGCGATGTTTGATGAAGGAATCGGAGGGCCGGCGCCCATCGCTCCCAAGCCCCCACAAGCCCCCCCTCAGCCGATTGCGCCACCTTCGCCGCCGCCCATGCAGCAACACGGGCCGATGCCTATGCCTGGCGCTCCTGGAGGCGGAATACCTGGACCTGCTGGATTACATCCCGGAATGCCAGTTCCCCCGCCAGCGGGCGGCCCTCCGATCGGCAACGCGCCGGGCATTCCGCAACCAATAGACCCACAGGCGCAATACGCCATGCAGATGGCGCAGTATCAAGCGGACAAGCAAAACCTGATTATGAAAGCGATCGAGCTTTTGAAACAGGATAAAATGCGTGGGTTCCGCATCGATATTGAGACGGATTCCACGATCAATGATGACGTGAATGAGGATAAGGCGCAGCGCGTTGAATTCCTGAAGGCCGTCTCAATGTTTGTCGAGCAGAGCGCGCAGATCGGGGCGCAGGTTCCAGATGCGGTGCCGATGCTCGGAAAGATGCTCCTATTCGGTGTCCGTGGGTTCCGCGCCGGGCGCGATCTGGAAAGCACGATCGAAGAATTCGTCGACAAGGCCGAAAAGGACGCCGCGGAGAAACAGAACGCGCCGCCTCAGCCTAATCCGGAGCAACAGAAGGCGCAGGCCGATTTGCAGGCCACGCAGGCCAAGGCATCGGCCGAGATCGAAAAGGCCAAGATCGATGCGCAGGCCTCCGCCGAAGATAATGCGCGGGCCATGGCGACCAATAAGCTTGATGCCCAAATCGCTCAGCAGAAAGCCACGATGGAAATGATGCAGATGCAGCGTGAGGCTGAGTTCCGCGCTTCCGAGCACCAGGCGCGCATGGCGGAATTGGCGATGAAAGCGAGAATTGCCGAGGAATCGCATCGGCGCGATATTGAACGCGGCGCGATGGAGCATCAGCATCATATCGAAGCGCTGAAGGTGCCCAAGGCAAATGGCGGGGCAGCACGATGAGCCGAGCGACTTACGTTTTTCGGGAAGGCATTGGCGTCATCCCGAAAGAAGACGCAGAGCCCATCGAAGGCGGCTTCCATCTTATCCGAGACGACATGAGCCCGCTGCGCCATATGGCGGACGGAAAGGTCTACGACAGCAAGTCGGCATTTCGTCATGCGACGCGCGCGGCAGGCTGCGTCGAGGTTGGGGATCATCAATTCAAGCCTCGCGCGCCGATCAAACTTGATAAGCGCGAGCGCGTCGAAGCGATCAAGAAATCGATTTATGATTTGAAGAATGGGCGGCGCTCCTGATGGATCAATCCTATCAAAATCTCATGATCCAGCAGCTCATGGGCGCCGGCAATGCGCCGCAGGGCACGACTGGTCAGCTCCCGACGTCGCCCTACGGCCAGAACATGATAACGGGCAACGGCATGGCCCAACAGCAGGCCATGCAGCAGGGCCAAAACGGCATGCTCGGCACTCCAGTGCCAGGCTCACAGCAGTTGATGCAGCCGATGGCGTCCTATCCTAGCGCCACGCAATACTGAGGATCACATGGAATTAGAGAAAGAAGTCGTCCGGGATACAGTTTCCGGCGCCGACGACGCGCGCGTCGAATCCCCGCGCGATGAGAACCCTAACCGCCATCCCCGCGATGAATACGCGGGAAAGGAAAAGGGCAAGGATATCCGTTCGATCGCCCGGGCCGCAATGCGCGAAGTCCGCGAGAAGAACGAAGCCGCAGAGCGCGGAGAAAACGTCAAAAGCGACAAGCGCGCCCCGGACGGCCGCTTTGTGCCGGCCAATCAATCAAAGCCTGAAGATGGAGGTGCCCCCGCAGGTGCTTCTCTTAAGGCTGATCCTAATTCCTCGACCGATGGGACTGTCAAGCCGGACGCGCCACAAGTTGCGCCAGCCCATGCTGCCCCCGCCGCACTGTCGCAGGAGATCAAAGCCATGTGGGGCACGTTGCCCCCAGCCGTCCAGGCTGAATTTGTGCGCCGGGAAACCGACACGCAAAAAGGCGTTGATCAACTCAAAGCAAAGTATGAGCCTATCGAGGCGGCTTTCGCTCCCCATCGATCGCAATTGCAGCAGCTTGGCAAAACGGAGAGCCAGGCCGTCGAACAATTGCTGGGATGGCATGTCGCGCTATCTGGACCGAACAAGGCAGAAGCGTTCAAAGCCCTCGCGCAGTCTCATGGATTCGACATCTCAACACTAGGCCCTCAGCCCAATGTTGCGCCTCAATCACAGCCTGATCCGAACCAAGCCTTTCGGACCTATATCGACCCTCTGAACCAGAAGGTGTCCGCTCTCGAAACCGAGCTACAGCGCCGGGACCGTGAGCGCGTCCAGAACGACATTTCGAATTTCTCCAAGGACAAGCCGCACTTTGAAAAGGTGCGCATCGCCATGGGGCATTTGATCAACTCCGGCCTCGCCACTGGCGCCAATTCGAAGGAAATCTTCGATGACGCCTATGAGCGCGCTTGCCGCGCCGATCCGGAAACGTTCAATCTGATCCAGCAGGAACAACGAGAAAAGCAGGAAGCCGAAGCCCGCACCGCTCAAGAAGCCGCTGCAAAGAAAGCAGCCGAAGAAGCGGAGCGCAAGCGGAAAGCGGACGCTGAAGAAGTCCAGAAAGCGCGCCGCGCCGGCGTCGGCCCACGCGCCGGATCTCCGAGCAGCGGAAAAGGTCTTGCAGGACAACCGCAAGGCCAATCAGTTCGAGACAGTCTCAAGAGCGCAATAAAGGAGCGGTCGGCCGTAATCTGAAAAGGCTTCAGTTATGGCATTCCCAAATCTCTCCGAAATTGTCACCACGACGCTTCGAAATCGAACCGGCGTGCTGGCAAATAACTTTTCGCGGAACAACGCGCTTATTCGGCGCTTGAATACAAGAGGGCGAGTAAAGACGTTCTCCGGCGGCCGGTCAATTGTTCAAGAATTGGCCTATGCTAACAACCAAACTTTCCAGTGGTGAGCAAATACGCCACTTAATCGGGTGAATTCGGTGAAACTCTCTAATCTATACTTAGAGACAATACCGAGCCAAGCTGCGCATGTAGGGTGAAAACCTCAGGGGCGCAGAAGGTGTAACGACTAGGCCTTGACGAAAGAATAATAGGCCCACGAGCGCCCGACGCTCTTATGAGCGAAGATATAGTCTGAGCTGCATGGTGACATGCAGAAGCGGTCCATAAACAGTTCCGCGATAACAATCTGATTCCGGCTACCAAACCTTGAATATCGCGCCGTCTCAGACGTTTACTGCGGCGGAATTCCCGATCCGGCAGGCCGCTCTTGCGGTTTCCATTTCGGGCCTCGAGGAACTCCAGAACTCAGGCGAAGAAGCCATCATCGATTTGCTTGAATCGCGGATCGAGAATGGCGAAGATACTTTCCTCAACGGCTTGTCTCTCGCCATGTACGGCGACGGCAGCGTGACGGGAACGATCAACGGCCTCGCGAACCTTGTCGCCAACACGCCGACTTCCGGCGTGATCGGCGGAATCGATCGTGCGACATGGCTTTTCTGGCGTAACATCGCCTATTCTGCGGTGACGAATGGCGGCGCGCCGGCGACGAGCGCCAATATTCAGCACTACATGAACTCGCTGTGGAAGCAGCTGGTTCGCGGGCGCGATATGCCCGATCTGATTGTTGCGGACGGCAATTACTGGCAGCTTTATCTTGAAAGCCTCCAGGCGATCCAGCGCATTCAGACGGAAAGCCGCGCGCCGGACATGGCGGAAATCGGCTTCGAAACGCTCAAATATATGAGCGCCGATGTTGTGCTTGATGGCGGCTTCCAGGGCTTCTCGACTGATCCGTTCACTCCCGATATTTCGGGCGGTTCGGCGGTCGGCGGCGCTCCGGCGAATACTCTTTATATGCTCAACACGAAATATTTGCATTGGCGGCCGCACGCCGATCGCGACATGGTTCCGTTGGACCCCAACAGGTTCTCCGTCAATCAGGATGCGATGGTGCGCCTGCTTGGCTGGGCGGGAAATATGACGCTCTCGTGTGGGTTCCTTCAGGGTGTTCTCACTGCGTAAGGCTGTGATTGGCGGGCGTTCGCGCCCGCCTTTCCTCTCATCTCATTCTTGGAAGGACGCCAATCATGGCTGCTATCGCATCGGGGCTGAACTACAGCACCCTGTCTGAAGAGGGCATCGCCCTCAATATCTGCAACACGTGGAACGTCGCAAACCCGGAATATCCGGCGCTTCCCTTTGCTTTCGGAACGGTCACGTTCGGCCTCGACGGAAGCGAATGGGTCTATGTGAAACCGGCCGCCAACTATGCCATCGGCACCGTTGGCTATCTCGATACGTCTTGGAACTTCACGGCGATCACGACCACGAATGCTTCGGGCATTTCCGGTCAGCTTATCGCCGTGATGTCGCAGGTGGCAAGCGTCACCGCGTCTCCCTCCGCATCCGTCTATGACGGTGTGTGGGTCCAGACGACGGGTCTTTGCCCGGCCATTCAGGCCGCCGCCTCGACTGCGGCGAACGCTCAGCTCTACACCTCGGCGACGGCCGGTCAGTTGACCAGCACAGCGTCGAGCAACGTGGCGGTGAACGGTATGATTCTGACGACTGCGATCGGTTCCGGCGGCGCCGCAACCGGTCCGGGCCTTCTGAATTCGCCCGAAGTTCTGTTGACCACCTAATAAATTGGGCGGGGCGCAAAATTCGCCCCGTCTAACTCCTTGGAGAAAATCAACCAATGAATAATCAGGTTACGATCGACGGCCAAGCCGGGACGATCCAGGCGAACGGAATGGTGCGCTTTGGGTCCGACGACTCCGTGAACGTGCTGTTTTATACAAAATCCGTGCTCGATCCGGTGAAATCGCGCGAGAAAAATCGCCCTTTTCATGTCTCAATGCCATATGTGAGAATTCAGCAGCCCGGCGAGAAAGATTATATCGATCGGCCTGTCACTGAGTTCGACGCCGCGAAGCAGCGCTGGCCGCATCATTGGGCGCGATACGAAAAAGGCCAGGAGCCCGCGCCGGCCGGAACGCCGCTCGAATGCCTCTTCCCGCAGAATCCTGAGATTGCCGCCAATTTGCATACGCTCGCCGTCCATACGGTCGAACAGCTCGCCGGCCTCACCGCGCACGGTCAGCAGACAGTCGGCATGGGCTCTGCGATGTGGCAGAAGAAGGCCAGGGACTTTCTCGCAGCCGCCAACGGCGGCGTTGGAATGCGGAAGTTTCAGGTCGAAAATGAAAAGCTTCAGGGCCAGATCGAGGTCCAGGCCAATCAGATCGCTCAGCTTCAGAAGCAGATCGAGGCGTTGCTGGCCCAATCGCAGGGGATCAACTCAGCCTCCGTCCCTCGCCCAATGCCGACCATCGCCCAGGAAGCGGCGGCAGGCATCATGTTCGAGGATGACAGCGAAATCATGGACGAGGCCTTTCCCCATGATGAGCGCCCCCAATCATTAGGGGATGCGATGTTTATCGAGGAATCCGGCGAGATGCCGGCCGAGCAAGAAATCCCGGCGCCGCGTCGTGGATGGCCGAAGGGCAAACCGCGCAATCCGCGCGTTTAACCAACAGATCAAGGAAACACAGAAATGGCTATCGTCTCCGATCTTACCGGCCTCGGTATGGCGCCGGCTCTTGCCGGGAAAGCCGGACATCAGGCCACCACGGGTCTGGCGGGAACCGGGACGGCCCAGAGCGGCGCGACGGCACTTACCACCTCCGTCACAGTCGGCGTTCCGACCGCGGGCCAGACGGCTTACACGCTCCCGACAAAAGCCAATGGGGCGACCTTCCTCAAGGAGTTCTATTTCTTCAATCAGGCGGCGACCGCTGTCACCGCTTTGATCTATCCCCCGGGCGATGGGTCATCCCTCAACGGAAGCACGTCAGCGGCCGTCTCTGTGGCTCAGAACAAGGGCGTCGTCTTCATGCAGATCACGCTTGGCGTCTGGAAGGCCATTCTCAGCGCCTGATTGAAAGGCTTTCATCATGCCGATGACCTATTTGGGAATGGTCCAAACCGTCTGCGATGAGCTTGGCCTTGATCGGCCGGCCGCCGTTGCAGGCGCGACGGACCTCCAAATTCGTCAGCTCGGCGCCCTGATGAACCGCGAGCTGCGAGAGATGCAGCAAAATTACGACTGGACCGCGCTTCAGACTGAATATGATCTGCATGTCTCCCCGCCCGTCAACGCGACAGGAGACATCATCCAAGACAGCACGCTTGTCCGAAATATTAAAATCGTCGGAAATGATGATTTCAATAACGACTTTAACAACGATTTCGGCGGCGGAAACGCAACGCAATTCAGCTCGCTTTGGGTTGTAAACGGTCAGTTCATTCCCGTCGCAACTCGCGTCGCGGATGTTCCCGGCCCGACGATGGTCGTCCTCGATCAGCCCGCGACGTCAACGGCGACTGGCATTTCTCTGACCTTTTCGCAAGACACCTATCCTGGCCCTGCCGACTTCGATCGCTATATCAACCAGACATGGTGGGACCGGACAAACCGCTGGTCTCTGATGGGTCCAGACAGCCCGCAGATGGACCAATGGCACCGCTCCGGCATCGTCACGATCGGGCCGCGCCGGCACTTCCGCCAGATTGGGTCAAATGGACTGACGCAAGCGACCGGGCCAATCAACAATTATCGCCTTTGGCCGCCGCCAGGGTCGAACGATACGCCAATCGACCTCGTATTCGAATACATCTCCACGAATGCGGTTCTTAGCGCTGCCGGCGTTCCTCAGCCCACATTCGCCGCCGACACTGACATTCCAATTCTGGACGAGAATATCTTCATTCTTGGAACAAAGTGGCGCATGTGGCAAATCAAAGGGTTTGATTACGCCGCGATGCAGCAGGAACATCAGGATTACGTTGATCGAAAATACGGGAACGATGGCGGAGCGAAAACGCTCTCTTTGCCGAGCCCGCGTGTTGGATATCTCGGGTCTACTGTGCAAGACGGAAGTTTTCCGGGACCGGGGAATAACTAGCAGATGCGCCTTACCGCACAAGCCCCCCGCCGGCCAAAAATGGTTGTCGCGGAGGGCGTTCCGTTGCCCGCGCCGGTTGGCGGATGGGATGCGATCTCGCCTCTCGCAAACATGCCCGTCGATCGAGCGGTGCAGCTTGATAATTGGGTTTGCCGCCCCGGCTGGATAGAGCCTCGGCGTGGCGCCGTTATCCAATCGACGGGCCTCGGCCAAAGCAATTCCGCTGTTCAAACGCTTATGGCGTTCAACGGGTTCAACGGTTCACGGCAGCTTTTTGGCGTTGCTGCCGGCACGATCTATGATTGCACCTCGCCCGGAACCGCTGTTCCGACGACGATCACAGGCCTGCGGAATTCGCGCCTGCAATATACGATGTTCTCCAATGCATCGAATATTCAGCATCTCATCGCTTGCAATGGTGATGATGGCGTTTTCCTTTATGACGGGTCGTCCTGGACATCGGCGGTCATTACCGGAACCGGGATCGACCCGACGAAATTTATTGCGGTCACGGCCTATCAGCAGCGGCTTTGGTTCGTTCAAGACAACTCTACTGATGCCGTCTATCTGACGACCATCGGCGGCATCCAGGGCGCGGCGCAGATCTTCCCGCTTGGTCAGCTCATGACCAAGGGCGGCTATCTCATGGCGATCGGGCGTTGGACGATCGACACGCGACAGACGGTTGATGAATATATCGCCTTCATCACCTCGCGCGGCGAAGTCATCGTTTATGCCGGCACCGATCCGACCACGGCTTCGACATGGCAGCTTGTTGGAATCTATCAAATCGGGGCGCCGATCGGGCGCCGATGCACGCTTAGAATTTCAGGCGATTTGCAGATCATCACGATTGATGGCGTCGTCGGAATGTCCGAGATGCTTTCGACAGATCGCGCCGCGGCGAACAGGGTCTCCCTGACTTCAATCATCATGAACCAGATGGCGCTAGCCGCGCAGCAATACAAGAACAATTTTGGATGGCAGCTGGTCGAATATCCACTCGGCACTTTGGCAATCTTAAACATCCCGATCCAAGAAACCGCATTCCAGATGCAGTTCGTGATGAACACGATCACCGGCGCATGGTCGAGGTTCATCGGCATCGATCCAACGACAAATCAGCCGTCGTCAAAGTTTGGGATCAATGCGAATTGTTGGGAAGTTGACGCCGCCGATAACATTTTCTACGGCGGCAACAATGGAACTGTTTACCAGTGGAATATTGGGTCCGGGGATGGGCCAAACCAGATCTGCTGCATCGTCAAGGGCGCTTACAACAATTTCGGCAACGCGGCGCAATTAAAGCGATACACTATGCTGCAGGCGCTGATTACAGCCTCCGCGAGCGTGATCCCCTCGATCGGGATCGATGTTGATTTCAAGAATGCGGCGACACTCTCGACTGAGCAGCCAGTGATAGGAAACCCCGCACTCTGGAACCAGGTCAAGTGGAACCAGTTCAAATGGGGATCCGCCCCTGGCGTAACGAACAACTGGCTTTCTCCGCAAGGTCTTGGACACTACGTCTCGATCTGGACGAAGGTGACGACGAAGCAAAACCTCAATTATCCGGCATCGGTTAGCCAGCTTCAGTTGAACGGCTGGAATATCACAGCTGAACGAGGGGCGTTCATTTGAATCTTCTCTTCGGCCATGACAAGGCAGTCGCTGATTGGGCATCTCAGCAATTCGGCTCGCCTTTGCGAAACTGGTATTTCGCGATCGGGTTGATTGATAATGAAGGGCTCTTGAGGGGCGCCGCGTCGTTTCATGATTTCAACGGATCAAACATTGAAATCTGCTTCTACGGCCCCGGCGCCATGACGCCTTCTGCGGTTCGCGGGCTTATGAAATTTGCTTTTGTTGAACTGAAGGCCAACCGCATCACGGCCAGAACCCCCCGGCAGAATAAAGCGGTGATCCGCGCGCTTCCTAAGTTCGGGTTTCGATGCGAGGGCGTTGCAAAGCGCTATTTCGGAGCAACAAAGCGGCTTGACGCAATCATGTTCGGATTGCTCAAGGCAGATGCACAGAAGCATATCGAGAGGGCGGCATAATGAGCCTAAGTCAACCAGCCTCCCCTGATCCGACGCAAACGGCGAATACGCAGCAACAGTACAATACCAAGGCCGCGCAGTCGCAGGCCGAAATGAACATGGTGAACCAGTCAACTCCGTATGGGTCTTTGACCTATTCGCAGACTGGAACGAACCCGGACGGAACGCCGAAATACACCGCGACGCAGCAGCTCAGTTCCGCGCAGCAGGGTTTGCTAAACCAGCAGCAGGCGACGCAAGCCACGCTTGGCAGCGATGCCAACAAGCTGGCCGGAAATATGGCTAGCTCGCTGACGAACGGGCCGGATTTGTCGAATGACTCCCTCATCAAGACAATGATGGGATGGCAGACCGATTATATGCAGCCGACGTTCAACAATCAGAATTCAAATCTGGATTCTCAGCTGGCGGCGCAAGGAATTACGCAGGGATCTGCCGCGTATGACAATGCAAAGCGCCAGTTGCAGCAGAGCCAGAATGGAACTGTAGAAAACGCCTTGGCTAATACGGAGAGCCAAGCTTATAACCAGGGGCTCTCGACTTATCAGAACCAGCTTAGCACATTGGGCAGCTTGCTCGGAAGTTCATCGCCAGCGAATTTGTCGTCTTCGTTGACGCAGACGCCGCAGGAGCAGGTTCAGCCGGCGAATTATGCCGGAACGGCCGAACAGAACTATCAGAACCAGAACCAGCAGTATGCAAACACGATGAGCGGCCTATTCAGCATCCCGAGCACTCTTCTCGGCGGATGGGCGAAAAGCGGGTTTTCTCTTTCTGACCGCCGGGCGAAGCGCGATATTTCAAAGGTCGGCGCGCTGTTCGACGGGACGCCGGTTTATCGGTTCCGATATTACGATGATCCGACAATGCATATCGGCCTTATGGCTCAAGACATCATTGAGGGCCGCCCTGACGCGGTTTGCATAGACGATCATGGATTTATGCGCGTCGATTATGAGCGCGCAACAGAGAACTCGGTGAGGGCTTAATGGCCGATCCTTCGACCGATCCGAATTCAATCGCGAATTTCCTCCCGAACTTCGTGAACCCAGCATATGCGACGCCGGCGCAGCGCGCGCAGATGTACGCCTATGCGAATGAATTGATCAAGCCGACGCCAGTCAATAATTGGGCGCAAGGGCTCGGATCGATCGCGCGGGCCTTGATGGGGGGATACGAGTCTCATCTGGCCGATCAGGCGGAGCGCGGCGCCGTGACGCGCCAGCAGCAGCTCGAGGCTCCGCTTTATGGAGCGGCTGGGAACCTTGGCGGCGGCGCCTCCGCGCCGACGTCTCAGGTTGCTCCGGATGGATCCGGTCCGCAAGCGAGCAATATTTCTGGCTCGATCCTTCAGCAAGAGAGCGGCGGCAATCCGAACGCTCCGACAAGCATCGACGGCGCGCATGGGCCGGGCCAAATCATGCCGGCCACATTTGCCGCTTATGCCAAGCCGGGCGAAAAGATCGATAATCCGGCTGACAATCTCGCCGTGCATCAGCGGATCATTTCCGACTATGCGCAGCGTTACGATAATGATCCGGCGCGGGTAGCTGTCGCCTATTTTTCAGGGCCCGGCAACGTCGCGCCGCCTGGCTCGGCCACGCCATGGCTTCACGATCGCGAGGATGGCAACGGCAAAAGCGTTTCATCCTATGTTGCCGACGTCACCGGCAGGATTGCGCCGCATGGCGGCACGCAGCTTGCCGGCCCCGTTCCGACGCCAGATAGCGCGCCAGCGACGCAAGTCGCCCAAGGTGCTCCGCAGGCTCAGATGCAGGCCGGTCCTCGAGGCGGCATCAGCCCGCAGCAGGCCGCAGCGATCATGGCGAGCCCCGACACGTCGCCGGAAACAAAGCACATGGTCATGCAGCTTTTCGGGCCGCAGGTGCTTCAAGATCCCTACGGCGGCAATCATCCCTATGTGCCGATCCAAGGCGCGGCCGCACCGTCCGCGACGCCGCAAGCGCATTTCGGAAATGTCGGCGTGCCGGGGGCATCCGTTGGGACCGTCACCACTCCAGGGCCCGGAGGGGTTCCTCAGACGCAGCTTGCCATTCCCGGCAACGGCATGCCGCCAAATCATTCGACGAACGGCGCTCCGATCGGCGGTCCTCTTGATGCGCTCGCTCCGATTGTCCAGCAAGGGCAGGGGATGGCGGCTGCCGGAGATGTCACCGCGGCCAAGGCGAAGGCCAATCAGGAGCGCTTCCAATCCGCGCAACAGCAAGGGCCGGCGCTCCTTGCCGCGGCTTATCCGCTACGCCAGCTCCAATCAGTGTTGGAAAAGAACGGCGGCCATCTCCCAACTGGCGAAGGCGCCACGCAGCTCATGCACGGACTTTCGCTGGCGAACACCCTTGGCTCGCTCATCGGGCACCCGATCGCGCAAGAGGATTCGACACTTCCCGCAATGGAATTGCTCAAGAAATATGGGATGCAGGCCGCGCAGTCTCAAGCACAATCGCTTGGATTGCACACTAATCTCGGGTTAGAATCGGCGGAAACAACATCGCCGAATACTTCCTTGAGCGGCGCGACCAATCAGCATCTTGTCGACAATCTCATTCGGCTCAATCAGGTTTCCCAGAAGAAAGCTCAGTTCGAGCATGATTATTATCTGTCTCATGGTCAGGGGCCGAACGCTTACGACAATTTCACGCAAGATTGGCAAAATGCGATCAGCGGCCCGAATGCCATTCCACTCAGCAAATATGGGCGCGCAGTGACGCTTAAAAATGGCGGTAAGGGCATGTACGTGCCCAGCACCGATCCGAGCGGGTTCTCTCTGTTCCCGGCCGATGATCCAGCCTTCAAATCATCCGTCATGGCGCCGGGGCAATAATGGCCGCGATCATCGATCCCGACGAATTGACGCACGTTCAAATGCAGTTGGGAGAGCCGACGCCGCCCGTCGGAATGGCGGCTGGGGCTCCTCAATCTGGACCTATTCTTGATCCTGACGAACTCGCCCACGTCCAAAAGCAGTTGGAAGCGGCACCCATTGTCGCCGCGCCCGCGGCCACTCCAGCTCATGACACATCGCGCGGGCAAGTCATGGAAGCGACGCCCGATCGTGGCGTCCTCGGAACGATCGGCGACGTCGGCCGCATGCTGACTTCGCAAATTCCATTCGCTGATCGCTTTTCGGCGGCGATGGATACGCTTGTTCCCGGCACTGGCCCGGGGAAATCGACGGATTACGCGGGCAACCTCCGTGATGAACGGCTTCAGAATGAGGCCATCGCCGCACAGCACCCGATCCTTTCGAAGATCCTCGGGCTTGCCGGCGGCGCCGCGGGGATCGCCGCAACGGCGCCAGAGGCGGCTATCGCGCCTGCGGCAAGCCTCGCTGGCCGTGCGATCGCAGGAGCTGGAACGGGGGCGGCTTATGGCGGCATCCAGGGAGCTTCCGAGGCGCCCGATCTGACGAACACTGGCGATGTAGCCAAAAGAGCAGCGTCAGGGTTGGGGGTTGGCGCACTTGCCGGCGCGGCGATGCCTTTAGCGGCAGGCCTCATTGGCACCGGTTATTCCGCGGCGGCAGATGCGTTGACGGGCGGCGCGCCAGGTATCTCGATGGCGGCTTCTTCGCGGCTTCTCCCCGCTGTTGCGGCAGATACTCCGCAGGCGATCCAAGATGCGGCCGCGCGCTTTGGCGAACATGGCATGCTGGCAGATGCCGGGCCCGCGCTTCTCGGGAAAGCCCAAGGCGCCGCACTGAATAGCGACGAGGGCAGAAGCATCATGCAGTCGGCGCTTGCCGCGCGCGACGCCGGGACGAACAACCGTCTCGCGCAGGATCTCAATGCCGCTGTGGGGCCGGCACAGAGCCCGCAGGCGGCGACGAACGCGATCGCGGCGCAGCGGACGGCTGTCCATCAGGATCTGCCGCAAATCTTCGCCAATGCCGGACCGGTCGATACGAGTGCGGTCCTCGCCAACATCGGGCAGCGTCTTAACACGGCGCGCGGGCCTGAAGCTGCGGTTCTGTCGAGGGCGCGTGATTATCTGATGCAGGATGGCGTCGACGCCGCCGGCAATGCGATCCGGGTTCCTGTCACCAATCCAGAGACACTTCAAAACGCTAAAATGGCGATTGATACCCTGATTGATCGCGGCGATCCAACGCTCGGCGTCGCGCCGGGCGCGGTGGCAAAATCGCAGGGTTCAATTGGCGATATCCGCCGCAGCTTGAATGGCGTTCTCCGCGATCAAGTCCCTGGGTATGCCGATGTCATGGATCGATCCTCAGCGCTCGCCCGCGGCGCCGAAGGCATCGAGATGGGCGATTCTGTCCTGAACGCGGGCCAAGGCGCGCTGCGGCCGGACGATCTAAGCGCCGCGCTGCAAGGGATGACGCCCGAGCAGATTGCTGGATTGCGCGTCGGCGCGCGCGGCGCAATCGATCGAACCGTCGGCACGAAGGCGAACGATCTTGTCGCCCTGCGGAATGCGATGCAGGGGGAGGGCGGCTGGAACGACGCCAAACTCTCAAGCATCTTCGGCGCCGGACCGACGGCGGAGATCGCGAATTCGATCGACCGGAATTCGGCTTTCCGAAACACGTATCAGAACGTCGCCCAGAATTCCCAAACGGCGCAGCGGCAGGCCGCGGCAGCAGCCATGAAGCCTGGCGCGGCGACCGGCGGCATTCCCCTCATTAATCCGAACATGACGCTGACGGGCGCACTGGCGACGCCGGTCAAGGCTATCGGAAATGCGCTTTTGAACCAGCTCCGGCCAGATCCGACGCGCTCCTATGGCGAAATCGCCCGCATTCTTTCGGCGCAGGGCCCGCAGCGGGACGCCTATACCTCAGCGCTGATCGACGCTCTTGCTAGGCAGGGGAGAAATTCAGCGACGGGAGCAGCCGTTGGCAACAATGCCGGGCTTGCCGCGGCGCTTATTGGCGGTCAATACGCCAACGATCGACTGCAGCGGACGCAATAATGAAACCGGCGGTTCCGACCGCACAAAATGCCATGCCGCCCCAAAAAGACCAGGCGATGATTGCATAAGCTAGTGATTTGATGCCCCAAATGACTAACCCAAGTATAATTGAGCAGATGACAATCTTTCTCAAGTCAGCCTCTTAATAGCAAGAAACAGTATTCCCGAATTTCGTACATGTGTCTGCCGGAGCGGCAATCGCCGCGGCTCGAAGTTGAGTCCGCTGTTGCTGCTGAGACATGCGGCATTGGATATAGGCATCTGATCCGATTTTTGCACCAAAGGATTGACAGGTCGCGTCATCATTTTGGGCTTGAGCGGCAATCTGCTGCTGCGTCGGTGCGCACCCGCACATGGCGAGGCAAAAGATGCCGAGAACGAAGAACCTCATATTCCCCTCCATAAAAAGGGAGGGAGATTAATCCTGAATTACAGAATCGCCAAATAGCCGCCCTCGCAGGGCGGTTTTTTTATGGGAAACGCCATGCCGTTTAACGGTTCCGGGGTCTTCACCCCGCTGATCACATTCATCCCGGATTCGGATGCGACGGCGGGGGACCAGAACACCCAAGACGAGGATTTTGCGAGTGGTCTTACGAATTGTCTAACCCGAGATGGGCAGTCCACTCCGACCGCTGCCCTCTCCATGAACGGGTTCGCGCTGCAAAATGTCGGGGCTCCAGTTGGGAGCGGCGATGCGGTCAATCTCCTATACTTAACGAGCATCATTAGCGCGCCGGCTCCAATTATTCCAGTGGTAGGCGGGACAAGCGACGTCATCACCGGCGCGTTCACGCCGCCAGTTACGGCTCTCGTAAACGGGTCTCAAGCTCTAGTCAGATTTACCGCAGAAAACACAACGACGACGCCCACATTTCAAGCCGACAGCACGCCCGCAGCTCAAATCTCTATGAATGGCGGCCAGCAGCTTTTGATTGGCAGTATTGCCGGGGCTGCGGCATGGGGCCTTCTAATTTGGGATGCTTCTCTCGGCCAATGGAGTTTGACCAATCCGGCGCCTGTAGAGGCCCCCGGCGTCGTCAAAATGCTGGCCATGCAAACCATTCCGGCAGGCTGGCTGGAATGCAAAGGAACGTCCTTAACCGTTGCCGCATACCCTCAGCTTTTCGCCGCGATCGGCTATACTTACGGCGGCTCTGGAGCAAACTTTAATATCCCCGATGCGCGAGGCCTTGTCCCGCGAGCATGGGACGATGGTGCAGGAGTCGATCCTTCTCGCGTCTTCGGTTCGACGCAACAAGACGCTTTGCAGGCCCATACCCATACATATAATAATCCAGCAGGAAGTTTCAATTTTACAACAACAGGCGGCTCGTTTGCTTACACTTCGGTAAATTCAGCTGCCACTTCCGGCGTTTCTAGCCCAGGTAGAACGGCAACTGAAACGCGCATGAAAAACATCGCCTGGATGTTCATCATCAAGACTTAAGAAGACATAGGAATATCGAAAATGAAACGATTTCTGATCGCTGGCGCGATAGCGCTCGGCGCGATGTCCCATGCCGATGCGACAACGCTGACCTTGCCGCAAATTCTTGCGCTCATCAATGGCGAGATTATCACAAACGGAAACGGGCAGGTTACGGCCGCAAATGTTCGCGATGTTTTAACAAACATGGCGAATTCGGCCGGAACCTACACTGGCGCAACCAGCCCGCTGCAATATTGGGGGATTGACGGCAATTGGTCAGTCCCGGCATTGCCAAACCCCGCTCCATTCTCTGGAAACGTGAGCGTCGCCGGAACATTTTCAGCAAGTGGGATATCTACTCTTGGCTCCGTGATCGCGACGCAAATCAGCAATTCGGGCTCCGCGCCAACGGTGGCGAGCTGCGGGACGTCTCCGGCAGTTTCCGCCAACTCGACCAATATGGGCGGAAAATTCACCACCGGAACATCTGCGCCGACATCCTGCGCCATCACTTTTGCAACCAGTGGATGGGCTACGGCGGCATTCTGCACGATCACGGCCGCTAATGCCGCGGCGTCTGGATCCACGATCCTGCCCTATATTTCCACGCAGTCCAGCACCGGGTTCACAGTGACTTTTGCGGCAGGGCTGACGAGCGGCGCTTTCAACTATCACTGCCAAGGCACCTAACACGCGCTGAACCTTACACCGCACCGCGACCGCCTCCATGGCGGTTTTTTATTGCCAAAAATCTGAACCGCAAGGGCAATCAAGATGAGATTATTCGCCAGGCTATTCACAATCATCTTGATCGTCTTGGGATGGTCGTCTGCGTCTGCGGATCCAATGATTTCCGGGTTTTCGGTAGCGAATACCGCAACTCTGGCAATCAGCACGTCCAGCGCGACCGGATCCCTCCCGATCGGGGGGACGCAAGTCCTCGTCAATAATCCAACATCGGCGACAGCATATGCTGGGATCGGGACATTCACCGCCTCGGCGACGAACGCAACGCCAATCCCGGCGGGGGGATGTCAGCTTTTCAGCATAGCCTCATCGCAGACAAAAATCAGCGCCATCGCCGCTTCTGGTTCCGGAAATCTCATTCTTCAGTCTGGATATGGGACTCCGCTTTCCTGCGGAGGGGGCGGGGGAAGCGGAGGCGGGGGAACCGCCACAACAGGTTTCACGGCGACCGTTCAAGGAACCCCGTTCACCGCCACGACGGGCGGCGTCACCAGCGCATCTTTTACCTCTTCGACTGAGGTTGTCGTCACCAATACCGGAACGACGAACGGGGCTTATTGCGCGCCCGGCGCATCCGCGACGCTTTCGAGCCAGTACGTTGCGCCGAATGGCGGCTGGTTTGGGTTCTATGCCTCGGGCGGAATTACGCAAATCTCATGCATTACTTCGACGTCGACCACGACGATCAATCTAGCTGGCGGCGCGGGGCTACCAACAGGAACTGGTGGCGGGGGAGGTTCCGGAGGCGGCGGCGGGTCAACTGGCGTCGCCACGGCTATCGGCGCCTCGTCGCAAAACAGCGTCACCTTTTCAGGAGGCGCGGTATCTTGGCCCGGTTCGACATCGACATATCCAGCTGGCGTCCTTCACAATCTCGGGTCCAGCACGGTCGCGGTGACGATCGGCGGCGTGACGACGCAGCTGTCGCCCGGCCAGATCGGAAACTGCATCCCCTCAACCGGCGCGATCACGAACGCCGCGACGCTGGTTTCCGGCCTGGCGTCTACGCTCGAACTCTTGCAATACACGGTTTGCCCCTCGGGGATTTCGGCGACGTCGACGAATTCGGTTCCGTTCGGATCGGCCGCGGCAGGCACCTATAGCGACGCGACTTTAAGCTCGATCCCGAACGCTTTGGCGGCGATCTCTACCGGCGCCGCTCAGGTGACGACATCTGCCGCCGTTCTGGCGCCGGCGGCGTCCGGAGGGATCAGCGAAGGCGTTCTGTTCTACCTGCAGACCCTTGGCGTGAATGTCTGTCTTGGCGACGCCTCGGTCGCTTTCGTGACTGTGAACAGCCAGACGGTTTGCAATGAAACCCCGCTTTCGATCCCGCCCGGCGCGGTAAGCGCGGCCGCCGTCGTCAACCAAACGAATGCGGTTTACGCGGTCACTCAAACTGGAACCGCCGCTGTTTCATATGTGAGGCAATAAGCATGTTCAACCGAATTTTTAGCACGCTTGTTGCGGCATTTCTGCTCGCGCAACCGGCCGCGGCTGCATCCTTGCCGCCGCCGGCCATCGGCCCGACTGAATCGCTCGGGACCACGTTGCGGCGGCTGGCCGATAGCGCGCTGCAAGGCGGCAATCCGGTCGATCGTCCTCCGATCTATGGGGCGATCCAATATCCAACGTCCTTCAAGGGCACGTCGGCTCCTGCAGATACAACGGCGCTTGCGAGAGGTGACACTTATAATTTCAACTCGCATTGGTACACGGTGGGCGCGGCCGGCACGACCGGAACCGGAACGCGGCCGACGACCTGCTCCTATAACGCGGACGTCGCCGATGGAACTGTCCGCTGGGTTTGCCGAGACCAGTTGTGGCTCGTTGGCGGTCAATGGGCGGGCGTCGCGCTTCCCGATGGCTCACACAACGTCTTCAAGATCCGGCAGGCGGGCGTCCCTCAAACCACGACCTCGGTCTCGATTTCTGGAATTGTCTGCGCCACGGCGACGGGCGTCGCCACGGTCACGACGGCTTCGCACGGCATGCTCGGGCAAGGCGCCGTTACGATCGCAGGCGAGACTCCTTCGACCTATAACGGGACATGGAACGTCACGGTCGCCAGCGCCACGACGTACACGATCAACAATCTCGCTTGCACGGCCAATGACACAGTTCACGGAACCTCGGTCAACGCGGGGCCGGGGGCCGACTGCGCCGGACCGGTCAACGACGGCACAGTCATCCTGCAGTGCATGGGAAGGCTGCCGGCTCCGGTCGTCTCTCTCCCGACCTCGCACACTTCCGGGCTGAGTAACTGGTACGCCGCAGCCCCGTCGAGCGGTCAGACCATCAACACGATGCTGCCGCTTC